GTAGGTTTTTGTAGCGGCGTGTTGTGCAGAGGTAGGATCAGCAACAGCTACAATGTTATTGCTTCCTAAGTCTAAATCACCTGTCATGGTTTCTGAGCCATCTTTAGGCAACTTAGTACCAATAGATGTTGTAATTGTAGTAGAGAAGTTAGGATCATCTCCCAGTGCAGCCGCTAGTTCGTTAAGCGTGTCTAGGGCCGCAGGAGAGCTATCAATTACTGTTGCTACGGCACTGGATACTTCCGTGTCAACATAGCCTTTTGTAGCCGCATGAGCGTCTAGTGTTGGAGTTGGTACAGATAATGCCGTAGTCACTGTAGCAGTGTCAATGTTGGCTGTACCAAGTGTAGTTGTTCCTGTAACGCCTAGTGTGCCACCAACGGTAGCATTGCCAGTTACAGCAACGGAAGAAGGGGTAGTACCTAATTCAACGACTGAACCGCCGTTGTCTTGTGTAAACAGTCGCTTGTCTTCAGTGTTGACTGCTACCTCACCCACATCTACATCGGATGTCGTAGGTACTTGAGAAGCGGTTGTAGATTTTTTGAGGAGGATTTTAGAGGCCATTACCTAGTCCTGTTGTGGTTGGGTCAATGCAAAGAAGCAACCCCTCCGGAGAGGGGCTACCAGAGTTGGATTAGCCGTTAAGAGCTAGGACAAATCCAGTTTCAGGACGCAGTTCCTTCACACCGTAGAGAGTGTCTGCAGTGAAGAGGTCAGCAAGGTATTCTTGCTTGTACTGAGTCTGTGAACGTACAGCCATTTGCTCTGCAAGTACCATAGTATCTTTGTGAGCAAGGATTGCACCACGGACATCGCCGCCTGCAGTGTTGGCCGCATCAGTTTCAATAACAGGAACGTTCGAAGAAACGTAGATGTCAACACCATACAGTGATCCGATCTGACCGTTGTTTACGCCACCAGTTGACACAAAGTCAGAACTGTTGTAGCGGTCAATACCCAAGATATCACGGCGAGCAGAAGGAGGAATCACAAGGAAACGTCCGTCCATTGGTGTGTCTTGGTCATCCATCAACTTAATCAATTGACGGAAAGCAAGGTCAGAGAAGTCGTCGCCTGAAGCAACAGTGTCTACTGCGTATGCCGCAATACCTGAAGAGGCATTAACGTAGTACACGTTTGAGTGTACCCAGTCAGAACCATCACCGTCACCAAATGACTTACCAAGTGTGAACAAGTCGTTGTCAACCTGAGTTGCAAGAGCGTAGCCTGCGTCATCAGTGTAGAAACGGCGTAATGAATCCAACGCTTGAACATCAGTGATGTCTTCAATCATGCGTGAGTATTCATAGTGCTTGTCAACAGAAACTTGTACCTCTGTTTCAGTGTCAGCCTGAATAGTTACAGCAGTGTTTGCCGCCTTAACAGATGCTGAACCACGTGTTGGCTTAGGAATGTGAAGCGTGTCACCTTTCTTGCCAGTCATAGACATCTTGTTTACAATGTTTGCAAGAACAAGATTCTTTTTGTATGCCGCAATGATCTCATCGGACCATAGTTCTGGAATGAACGTTGCCGCATTAGTGTTGTTTACAATGGAGGTACTGCCTCCGGGGAATGCTACTTTAGCCATGTTAATCTCCTAAAAACTATTTAACCCTTCCCTCAGAATATGCTTGCCGTATTTCCGGCATCAGTGATTCATATCTCTGTGGGTCAGTACGCATCAGTTCAATAATATCTGCACGTCTATAAATTTTCCGAGCAGGCCGTTCTCCAGAACCTTTAGATGTACCAGTTGAAGCAGTTTTTACTTGTTGTTTCCGTTGCTCTTGTTCTACTTTTACTGTTTCTTGAACCGTCTCTTGACGTTCTTTCCACAACGATAGTAGCTCATCAGCAGAATCAAAGTCATAGTTCTTATCAGCTTCCTGTAAAAGCTTAGTCCGAACTTTAGACTTCCCTACCCATTCAGCAAATTTAGAATCTTGAATAATAGTCATAAAGTCAGGATGCGTAGTCTGTAATTTAGATAACGATTCCTGTTGCTTTAACTTAACAGATAATTCTTGTGATTGCTTAATTGACGGATGGTTATCAAGTATCTTGCTAATGGTTTCCTTTGGGTTTTCAAAGAAAGCCGCATCATCAATTTCTTGTAGTGCAGTGTGGGCTTGTTCTTCTTTTTGGATGGTTTGCGACTGAATAAAGTCATCTACTATCTTTCGGAGTTCGCCTACTTCCTGACCTTGTTTTCCAAGTAACTGCTCTGCATTTTGATGCATTGCAATAATATCTGAAACAGATTTACCGTTGTACTTGTCTGGAAGTTCAGTGGGTTGCTCTTCTACAGCTTGTTCTTCTTGAGGTTGCTCCTCTTCAATAGGAGTCTCTTCTAAAGTTTCAAGTTGTTCTTCTTCTGATAGCTCAACTTCTTCTTGTCGTTCATCTATAAATTTTGCCATATTATGTCTCCGTGCCNTAGCATTATGAAGATTATTTCNTAGCGGCTCTCTCATGATCCCTAGCCCACTTATCATCGGCATCGGGCCATCCGAAACCTTTGAAATGTGAGGATACACTTGAGATTATCCGCTGTGCTGTTTCACCACATTCAAGACAGGATGTGAATCTATCTTCCGACTCAACCCAGTATTCATCAATGTGGTTACATTCTGTACACTTAAAATCGTACCGCTTAATCATTATCAGTACGTTCCGTGATCATGTTGTACGTTGTTCTAATTCCAAGAGCAAACCTAAGAACTCGATGCAACGCATCTCTTTCGCCCTTTACAAAAGCAAGATTCTTTTCATCTTTAATATGTTCAATCTTGTGCGAATCAAGGATCTCTTGTATTTCAGAAAGGAATTGATTCCATCCTTCAGTAGCAAAAGTTGAAAAATAATTATCGTAGTATTTTTCTTCTTCTAGAGTCAAAAGCATTCTCCTATCGGTGCTTTACATTATATAGATATTTTAGCATACTTTTTTTCAAAAGTCAAGGCTTTTCTGTATTTTTCTTAACTGAGGTCCGGGCTTGGCGGGGAGCTTCCAAAAGCTTCTTCTCCAACTGGACTAACTTGTTGTTCAGGTAATCGAACCTGTTGTTGATTTGATCCAAGATCTTCTGCATTTCTGTTTGTGTTAGCATTTGTCACTCCTCGTGATGCTTGTTCTTTAACTACAATTTCACGTTCTTTAAGTAAAAGTTCTGCCGCTCGAAAACGTTTTTCAAACTCTTTCTCATCCGCATCACCTTGATCAAGATTAGTAGACACTGCCTTAATCCGATTAGTCTCTGCGTTATAACGATCCATTTCCATTTCAACTGCATACTTTTTAGACCTAGCATTAGACTCAGCCGCTTGTGCTTGCAGTGCCGCCGCTGTGGCTTGTTCTTTTGCCATCTGAACTTGTAGCTGTGCTTGTTGAATTTGTTGTTGCTGTGGGTTAGGTTGCATTGCTTGCTTAAGACGTGCTACCATTTCCTCACGGTTTGATATATTCATGTTTTCAATGATAGATTCAATTAACATTGGATACATTGGTGATTCGGCTGACATAGTTTGCAATAACTGAACAAGTTGTGTAACCTCGTATTCTCTTGCAATAATACCTAAAGAACTTGTAGGGACAAACTTAAAGTCTTGTACAGGGTACAGTTCAGGATTAAACTGCATGTACCGCCATGCCATTTTTTTAATCATAGGTAATAGGAATAACTCTTGGAAGTTAATAAGTGTCCGTTTATGACGCTTAATAATTGCCCCTAGCGACATAGAAATTCCTGCGGCAGTGCCTTCACCATTAATAGATCCTGCAATACCTGCAGAATCAATAGCTCCAGTAGCTTGCTGTACCATTCCCTGTAGGGTTGCCGCTTGATTAAATGATGTTGCATCTAAACTGCCAAAGTTAAATGGCTGTAAAATCTCAGAAGGGTTACCATTAGTAAGTAACATCTTACCCGGACGTACTTCTGGTTTCATACCACGTGGTAATCGTGATGCATCAATTGCCATCATTGGATGAATTGTTAAGGCTAAAGCATCAATGCGAGCACGTAACTCTGTATCTAAAGCTTTCTGACTGTTATATCCTTTTTCGCAAATACCTCTGCCCCAAAAACGTCCCGGTACAATATCCCAAGGAAACGCTACAATCGGACGATCTTGCATCATGTAAGGATTACGATCACACTTAAGTAATTGTCCGCCATTTGCAATCACTACACATGCTTCAATATACTCAGAGGTTTCTTCTTTGTCAGTTAAGTTGACTACCTCTTCATACAAATTTGTTTCTGCTTCTTCAAACAAGTCACGTGGAACTAATCCGTAGTACTTAGTTAATCGTATTTTATCTTCAGGGTAAACCTGCAACTCTTGATCTGGTTCGAGATCTAAATCTTGAGATGCAATATGAACATCTTCTTGTTTATAGTACCCTCGTTCCATATCTATTTCTACTTGGTGTAGAGGAACAAACTCATCAATAGCAACCCCTAAAGCTTCTTGAACAGATGTAGCAACAGGGTCAATTAAAAAGTTTTGAGGCAGTACAGGCCGTAGCTTAACTACAAACCTATCCTTTCTTTCAACTCCCACGGCTTGTAACGCACCATCCATAATGGGTTGAGTAGCAGGACGTAGTTCTTTAGTTTCTTCAATAACTAGCTCACCCATCCCAGTTCCAAACACTGCTGCATTTAAAATACACTCAGCAACTTGTCGACGTGTTTGAGTAAACTGCATATCTTCATTTAACTGATTTCTGATTAACTGGACATCTTGTTTATTTTGATCCGCAATATCATCTGAGATATCAAAAAACTTACCACGTCCAAATGTTGCCTCTTCTAGTTCAGCAACACTAGACTCAACAGCTTGTTGTAGTGCAGGGCTAATTAGTTTAGAACGTTCACTCTGACGCATAGAATCTTCTGAAGACCAAATGCCTCGCCACAACCGATAGTACTCTTCATGATTTTCACGGTAATTGGTATCATAATGATCTCGCCATTGATCACATTTATCCATTACCCATTCTTCAAGTGTAGGTTGAATGTATTGTTTATCCATTTTAGTATCCTGCTATTGGGTCAAGCATTTCAAAATCATCAAAGTCAAAGTCCTCATAGTGGTAAGGTACTTTAGCTAACTGGTCAATATATGCAAGTGAGTCAATTAAATCATCATGCACAAGTGGGTTAGGAAATTGGAATAACTGATCACAGAACTCAGAGTTCCAATCGCCTCGGTTAAGAGTAATATATCCATTTTCAAAACGCCCCTGCAAAGCCCAGACTATTCTATCAGTCTTTTTCTTATTGCCGTGTGTTAATTCTTCTACTCTAAAAAATCTTTGTTTTCTTTTTTGTAAATCTATTAGTGGAGACATTACCGCTTGCTTGGCAATACCTCGTTCAATACCAACAGCAACAGGTTTGTAAAACTCGACAGCATCAAAGATTTGTTCTGCTGTACTGTTTAAGTCCCAACGTCCGTAGATAACTTCAGCTACCCACCACCCATCTTCATTAACTTTTACAATACTAATAGCAGTGCTATCAAGTCTACTGCTTTGCCCTTTACTAATGGAGCCCACATCACTAAATCCTGCCAAGTCAACAGCGATGTAGTAATCTCCAATCTCCGGCTCTTCCTCATCAAAGGTAACCCACTCTTCCTTAAAGATCTCAGAACCAATAGCTTCAAAGCTCGCCATAAATTCCTGACGGAAGGCATAGGATGACATAGACTTTTTAGCCACGTCAATCTCTTCCGGATCAAGGATCGGGTTGTCATAAGACGTAAAGTGCCACGCCTTGTAGGTTGGGTCATCGCCAAGACTTCCGTACTGGTAGAGGTCATAAAAGTGGTTACGCCCCATTGGTGTCCCAATAAAGAGAGCTTGGCCTTTTTGGTCAGCCAGTGCAGGTCTTAGGATTGTTTCCCAAACACTAGGCTTCATGTCTGCATATTCATCCAACACAAGGAACTTAAGACTTACACCACGCATGGTTTCTGGTCTATCAGCACCCTTTAAGGATATGGTTGCTCCATTAATCAAAGTAATCTGTAGGTTATTAATATGTGATCCTTTAATCACAGGATGCGCTAACTCTAGTAGCGTACTCCACATAATATCACGTGCTTGTCCCTGAGTTGGGGCAACATAAAACACGTGACCCTTTTCAGTTTGTAAAGCATTGATCACTAACAACCAAGCCGCAAGACGTGACTTTCCTGTACGCCGTCCTGCCGCTACAATTTTAAATCTAGTTGTATCTTCAAAGACATCTTGTTGCCAAGGTAAAAGTTTAACGTTTAACTCAGCCACGCATAATCTCTACAAGCTCTTCACCACGGCGTTTAACCTGACGATACCATTTGGAATCAATCATTTCTTCTGACGCCAATTGATAATCATTCGCATTAACTGCCGCAACCATGTTCTTAAACTTTGAAAGTCTTGTTCGCCCAAGATTAAACGCCATATTAACCAGTACACGGACAACGTGATCAGGGTGGTCAAACAAATTATCAATAATACATTCAGCATCGTTTACCGCCTCATTACAGTCTGTATGAAATACTTGTAGAATACGCTCATCGGTAACTGGAGTTCCAACAGGCCATGTATATTCCATGTCGTTTTCAGTAACAAGGTGACCGATACCAAAGGTTGGTAGGTTTTCAGAGTCTAAATAGATTTCTGCAACGTACCCTTCATGTCTAATCAGGTCTTCTTTAATTTGTTCTAGTAGTTCATTCTTCATGCTCTATGATTTCTCCGTCAATAGGATCATTTTCGCCTACAATTGTGGTATCACCGTTCACACCTGTGATAGTAATACTTACTTGAGACCTACCATTGTTTGCTTTATCCTTATCAAAGTAAGACATTGGCAGAACTCTGTCCATACACATCTTTAATGCCGCCATTTGACCGGGGTGTTCATCGTCTAACGCAATGTGTATCAGCTTATCTATCACTCGATCACCGGCAGTTGCCAACAATCTAGCTTTAAACTCATTAATCCTAGCGGCATCGCCGGGTGGTCTACCTCTAACGCCCCTGTTTCCTTTTTTTCTAGCCTCGATCTCAGATTTTTTAGGTCTTCCTCGTTTTCTTTTTATAGGCTGTAAAGGTTCTGCAGGTTCTGTGTCAGGGATATGAATACTTGTATCTATAGTTGTATCTTGGGTCATAAAGATTCTCCAAATGTGACCCTATGATAACATAAAATAATTAAGTTGTCAAGCTCTTTTTACTAACAAACAAGTATATTGTTTAGTCAGCGCAGATTCTACATAGTAATCAAGACGTTAATGCGAATCATTCTCATTAGTATTAATATTCTTTTTAGTTATTTTTGCTCTCTTGCAAGTCTATGCGGCAACTGTAATGAACTGCAAAACTATACAGCCCTCCCCGGCCCTATTTCTATGCCGCCTCTATAGTCTATCACAATCTAAACAGACTGTCAAGGCTTATTAGACTAAAGTATAATATAGACTATGGTCTAATTGACAAAGTGTGAGAGTCTATGTAGCACCCTATAGCCCTATTGCATTGCACCAATCATCTTAGACTACAAAGCCATTGACACATGATACAAACTATGATACTTGACAATCATACTTATATATAACAGACGTTATAACTAAATCGAATATGCTTATAACAAATTAATCTTTGACTCGATGGTTGGACTATGTTTCAATACAACCATCAACTACTAAAGAGGATAAACAAATGAGAACAAACTTAGACAGAGCAACAAAGATAGTGACAAACTTTAATGAGCACACTGAAGGTACTGTGAAGGTTGACGCATACGGATTCTTGAGCATGGTCAAAGACATCTTGAAGGATAAAGGATGCCCACTAAAGGACCGGATTGAAATCGTAGAGTTTGTGAGTGAACAAATGAAACAGCAGGATAACTTCCTATAAGACTAAAGTATAATAGAATTGTCCTAGGTAAGACGCTAAACTGCCTACACATTGAAACTTAAAGAGGAAACTACAATGTTTGGAATCAAAGTAACAGAGACTGTGAATGGACGTAAGCGTTTCGCAATTGGTAAGAAACTCAAAGGCTTTATCGCACTACGTAAAAAGAAATCACGTGGGTTCGGTATTGAGAAACAGAATACATTTACGCAACTACATCTAGGAAAAATTAGTATTGCATTGGATATGCGAGCACGACACACTGCAAACTTTGCAGGCTAGACTAAAGTATAATTGCATGGTGCTAGGCAACACACTAAACTGCCTACTTTGAAAGAGGATAGAACAATGCAAACATATAATGGTTATGAGTCATACGATCATTGGAACACTGCGCTATGGTTGAACAATGATGAACCAATGTACAATCTAATGATGAATGAAGTTGAAAAAGCGGTCTACATGAAACAAACTTTACAGGAAGCATGCACCAATATTCTGCTAGCATTACCGAATAAAACACCGGATGATGCAGAATGGAAAACCGAT